TGGATCGTTCAACAATCTCCATTCGTGCTTGTGGAAGGTGTAGCCACCGCGTGTGAAGCTCTTAAATCCAAGCTGTACAGCCATGTCTGCGTTGTTCTGGAAGGCACCGAACTGACCTGGGAGACCAGCGGTCACACCAGTAGCGATACCTGCAGCCAACATGTCGTCGATAGCGAGGTCCTGCTTTCTGTTTACGTACATTGCGTACTCAGAAGGAGCACCCTGCTTATCCAACTCCAAGATGATATCATCAAACTCAGAGAAGCTGTCGAGTGGGTTAGCAGAAGCGTTCTGAACGACGATACCTCTGTCCTCGATAGCTGAGAAGTAACCCTCAGAACCAGCCATGGCATTATCCAAAGCAGTTCCAGCAGCTCCGCTTCTCTTCTCACCGAAGAGCATCATCAATTCACGCTTGTCCTCGAAACGAGCACGAGCCTCTTTCTCACCGTACATGAACCAGCGGAAGTCACCACCGCCCAAGTTTACGTAACCGACGTTGGTAGCCTGAGATCCGTTGACCTCGTAGCGATCCTTGACGATCATGTATGGGTTGGTGTAACGCTTGATTCCAGGATCAGTGAAACCAGTAGGCTGGTTTGTGCCCTGTGCGTAGATGTTACCGATAACCAACATGACGCAGTTGTTCGCGCCGTCAGTCAAATCAGCATCAACAATAGCAGTGTTGTCCATCTTCACCAAAACAACGTTTGATGGAGAGCTCGTAGAGGTGGTTGCACCACCAGACTGTACGATAAAACGAACACCAGTTGAAGCCTCCATTACGACGTCGTTCTTCTGAACGTTCTTAATGAAGTCTGAGTCAGTAACAGTTACAGAAGCACCAGTGCTGCCTGACGTAAAGTTGTCGGTCAACGTGTATGCTCTGTGACGACGGCCAGCCTCCCACCAGTCAATCTGGTCTGAGGAACCGCCATTGTTTACGGCACCAGTGAGCTTCAAGAAGCCCGTGAGTCCTTGGTCACCGTAGATTTGGACGAGCTCAGGCATGACGTCCTCGCGGGTCGCCTTGATGAGTTCATCCACAGTAGTATAGCTGTCAGGAGTAAGCTTAAAGCCTCTAGACAGCAAAGTATTTTTTACAGTCTTATCAGACACTGAGGTAGTGCTGTAAGTACTGGGAGTTGATCCGAGATCAGCCATAGTTTCTTAGTATTAGATGTTTCCAAAAGAGAAACCGCCTCCGCCGCGCAGGATCTGTTTTACCTGTGCGCCAAGAGGGTTCTCCTGTTGTGGCATACCCTGTGTATTAGGGGATGCGGTTGAAATGTTTGCGGCTTGCGACACGACGTTGCGCTGACCATCGCTCATACCCTGGCGGTACGCCGAGGATACGATACGATCAATGTTGTCACGCACAGCGAACATTGACGAAAGCTCATCGTGATTCCAGTTCCCATCGTCATCAACGAAGCGATCGAAAAAAGAATCTAGGTTAGCCTGCTTATCCTTCAGCTCTGACAGATAGGATTCGTCCAGCGAGAACTGAAAGGTCTTGCCATCTGCGACATCAAACTCTAGAGCCTGCAGTGCATCGACCTCTTGGGACATGCTGTTAATCCAGTCGTCATCGACAAACGATGTCTGGCCTTGTGACACATCGGGTGCCAAGTATTCCTCCCTAATGGCAGCAATGTCTTGACGGGCCTCCTGTGCCGCGATTTTAAGATTGAGCTTGGCGATATTGATCTCTTCCTCTGATGCGAGTTCGTTATCAACACCGTACTTGCTCTTCATCAGCATGTTCACCTCCTGAGACGAGAGATCTGGATAGTCGGTAGCAAGCTTGACGCGCACAGCCGTAGAGTCGTCCATATTCTGTGGATCGAGCGACTGATACGCAAACCAATCTTGAGGAGAACGCCCTGTCTCCTGTACAAACCGAGAGATCGCATCGACTCTTTCGTCGAGAACCTGCTGCTGCTCCTGAACCTGATTGAACTCATCGAATGACTTTACCTCTCTACCAAGCTTTTCGCTCAGGTATTGAAGGGTCATATCATCCAGCTGAGTGTCAGTGAATTCAGGCTGTGATGGTGCCTCGGGGTCAACGTATGCTGATTCCTGAGGCGGTTGTTCTTGACCTTGCGGCTCCTCCATTGGAGCTGGTGCTTGGTCAGGTGATTGTTCTTGTTGTTGTTCTGGGGCCGAAGCCTCCATCATAGCTTCTGGTGTGTCAAACACCTCGAAGCCTGCAGTTGTGTTTCCCTGCTCTTCCATTGTATTGAATTATAAGATTTGTTTTTACTCTGGGAAGTTGTTGGCTGGACCGAAGTAGCAGATAGCTCCATCTGAAGTCTGATCTGCAGCCAAGCTTACCTCAATCCATCTTCCAAAAATCGTCATCCCCTTGGGGAACACATTGCCCGTGTCAAGCGTTACACCACCCGTCCCCTCGTTTCCGCTAATGAAAATATGAGCTGCCGCCGTTACTGTAGAAACTCTATCAAGCTCAATAGCAGATGCGTCCGCATTTCCTGAGGAATCAACACCAACAGACTTAACCTTTGCAATAAAACTTCTATCTGATGCAAGAAGCATAGATTGACCGACCCTTGACTGAGGAACGTCCCCATCCATATCAATAAACGTACCGTTTGTAACACCAGTAGACACAGTATCTTGAGCGACACTGTGAGCTGCGGAGTCGGTATTAAAAAATCTGCTATTATCCTCTGCAATAAGTTCGTCAAACTCAGTGACATCAAGACACTGAATTGCAACCACAACCATACCAGCGGGTGGCACTAAGATGTCCGAGTCTGAGTCAATAAACGCACACCCAAACTGACCGAAAGCCATTTGAGATGATGCACCTGGATTTGCTAATGTTGCCATGTCTTAGTTGTTATGAACCTCCGTATGGGTTAGATGAATCGTCATTACCGAATACGCTGTACTCGATCAAGGTGTCTACCTTAGTGGCATAGACCTCGTACT